GCCCAGCCTCGGTGTCGTACACACGCGCACCGGCGGCGGACAGGAACGCGGCCAGCGCCTCGACGTGGGAGCGGATCACGGGATGTCCCCAAGGATCTTCTCGAAGAAGGGGATGGCCTTGTCTACGTTGCGCTGAAGGGCGAACAGGGGGTCCTTGATGATGGGACCGTTCTTGCTGTTGCCGTAGTAGAGGAACGCGAACGAGCCCGCTGCGCCCTCGGTCGGGCCGATCACGGCAGTGACGCCGCCCGCGGTCTCCTTGGTTTCATAGGAGATGAATCCGGCCAGCATGTCGGCCTCGGCGGCGCCGGCCGCCTGTGCCTCGGCGCGCATGTCCTTCTTCGTGTCGACCATCGTCTTCTGCACGATGGCGCGGAACTTCGGGAACACGCTCGCCTGCGCCCTACCCAGGTCGAAAGCGAGGGCGCGCATCTGCGAGAAGTCGGCGTCAGCGGACATCAGTTCGCCTCCTCGCAACGGAGCCGGCGCGCGGTGGCGTGACTCTTGCGGTGCAGCCCGCGCACGACGTAGTCGACCTCGGCCAGGTCCGCGTCGAACGTGGCAGACGTGACCGTCACGACGTCACCCACAGCGACAGCCTCGGAGCCTGCGACGGGTAGTGAGATGATCGCCGCCTGCACGCTCAGGGCGTCGCCGCCCGCCTCAGCGGCCTTCTCGACCGCGTCGGGGAGCTGCACGCGGCACGGGCCTGCGTAGATCGTCGCGGGGGCCGCTGGGGTCACGGTCCCGTTGTTGTTGTCGACCACTGGGGCGCCAGCGCTGGCGCGCGTGATGGTGCAGGTGTCGACCATCATCGACTCCGCGGCGCGTCGGCCACGGGTGACCGCACCGGCGGCCCTCACTGGCGCTCCTGCACCACGAACGACGTAGCGCCGAACCGCTGGCGCAGCCATGCGCGGGTGCGCTCAGGGATCTCGAAGACGGACACCTGAGCGTCCGCACCCGTGGCGTAGGACTCGCGGTAGTCGTCGATGGCGATCGAGGTCACGCCGGCCGGAGTCGGCGCCTCTTGCAACAGGGAAGCATGGGCGAGGTCGCACACGAGGGCGACGATGTCCGCGGGAACGTCCGCGTGGCCGGAGGTGAACGTCACCTCGACGTTCACCGGCTCCCACGTCGAGCGCCACCCACCGGACAGCCACAGAGACGAGCCCTGCCGCACGTAGGTCGTCACGGCCTCGCCGTCGACAGCGACCGACTCGACGTCAGTCACAGCGCCTGGCAGGTCAAGCCAGGGCTCACACGGGGCCGGGGCGGGGATGCTGATCGTCGCCGACACCTCGGAGATGGGACACCCAGCGGCGTCGCGCACGGCCTCGGATGCCGCAGACAAGGCCATATAGGCGCGGTCGATGTCGGTTACGTCGGCGCCCCGAGTCTGGAGGTCCGTCGCGGTAGCGAGCGGGTCGAATGCCACGACGAACCTCCAGACTCAGTGCGGTTGGGTGGATCAGGCGGTGGCGTCGAACTCGACCACGGCCAGCGCGGTCGGGCGGGTCACCTTGGCGCCGTAGACGTGCAGGCCCTTGACGCCATCCGCGAAGCGGTTCTCACGGCGCACGCCCTCAACCGACACGATCTGCTCGGCGAACGTGGTCGCCATCGAGTGGCCGGCGATCGCCAGACCGCCCGTCGCGGCGACGTCGGTCACGGCCGGCAGGTTGTTCGACTTGTACAGGTCGAGCCCGGCAACAGAGCCGATGTATCCGTTGGTGCGGGCACTGGGGCCGGCCTGGTCGCCGGGGGTGACGAACTCGTCGAGCTTGAGCAGGCGACCGTGCAGCGCCGGGGAGACGACCGCGAAACGGCCCTCCTCGGGGACGTTGTCCACGTCGAGCGTGACGGCGAGGTCCACGAACGAGTCGTAGAGGTTCTTCGCGATCGTGTGGATCGCCACGGTGCCGAGGTCGTTCGCGGTGCCCTGCGTGGCGGTGTTCATCGCCGCGAGGAGGAACGCGTCGGCGGTGTCGCGGAGCTGGTAGGTCGCGTTGTCGATCGCCTGGTTCATCACCGCGCCACCGTTGACGGCCTGCGCCCGCTCGATGTCGTCGAGCTCGAACGCGAAGTACTTCGCCTGGTCGATGACGAGCGAGCGCGTCGCGTCGTCGATGTCTTCCCAGGTGATGTCGTTGTGGGCGGTGTAGGAACCGATGGTGACGTCGTTGATCGACGTGATCTTGACCGAGTCGCCCATGCGCTTGATCTCGCCCTCGTACTCGCGGTTGACGAGCGAGCCGGCGACGGCCTTCTTGCGGAGGGCGACGAGGATCTTGGCGGTCCAGAGATCCGGGACGAAGTTGGTGATTGCCATGACGGGTCCCCTTTCAGGGGTTGGGGGTTACGTGCGGTTGAGGAGGTCTGAGAGACGCCCGTCGGCCTCGGCCTGGACGATCTGCTCAGGGGTCATGCGCGACATCTCTTCGCGGCTGACCTGCGCCGGTGCGGACTCGTTGCGAGCACCGCCGTCTGCGCCGCCCTGGAACCGCCCGCCGCCTTGCGCTGCGAGGTAGGGCTTGTCTGTGATGAGGGCGCCGATCGCGGAAGCGATGGCGTCGGAGTCGACGTCGCCGTCCTCGCCGACCTCGAACGTGGTGATATCGAGGAACCGGAGCGCGTCGAGCGGGTCTGCGAGCTTGCCCGCGGATGCGGCCTTGATCTCGGCCTTGAGGATGCGCTGGTTCGCCTTCGCCAGTGCGGCGGTCTCGACCTCGCGCGCGGCCTTCTGCGCCTCGAACTCGGCCTGCTTGCCCTCGACCTGAGCCTTCAGGGCTGCGAACTCGTCCGCGGCCTGCTTGGCTGCGGCCTTCGCCTCGTTGCGCTCGGCCTTCATGGCGTCGAGGGCCTTCTTGCCGGCGTCACCCAGGGCGGTTGCGCCCTCGGTCACGGCAGCGGACTCCGCGCCCGTCTCGGATGCGGCACCGTCGGCAGTCGACTGGTCGACGGTGGCGTCTGTGGTGGTCTCGGACATGGTTGCTGCTCCCGTTGCGGGTTGTCTCGCGGCCTTGCGCCGTGAGGGGACTAGAGGGCCATGCGGGCGACCTTGGACAGGTCGGCCACGATGTAGCCGTTCGCGGCGAGCAGCCTCACGGCTTCCTCGCGGCTCGAGGCGAACTTGTAAATCGCCTCGGGGGTCGGTCGCGGGCCGGTTCGCCTCACGACGTAGTTCTTGACGTAGCCGCGCCGGCCAGCACTGGTCGCTGTCTCGCGCGCGACCTCGCCGCGCTGCTTGGCTAGTTCGCGCTTGACGTAGGAGTTCCACCCGCGGCGCGTCGTGCCCTCGGACGTGTAGAGCCCGTCGGCGGATCGCCCGCGCCGGGAGTTGATGACCTGATTCATGTCGGCGCCGTCGCCGATCGCTCGGCGCTGCACCTTCGTCAGGTCCTTGACGTCATCGGGGTCGATGTTCACGCCGGGGTCGAACGGGTCTGACTCTGCGTAGGGAATGTGGAAACAGTCGCAACGGGGGTGCCGCTCGAAGCCCTGATTGAACTTGAACAACTTGCCCGCCAGGACCGCGCACCGCTGACAGCAGGGCGGGTTGACGTGGCGAATCCAACCCGTCTTCGGCGTGGACGCGATGGCGACACTCGCCGCGCTGCGTGCCGTGTCCGCAATGGTCGTGTGAACGGCCATATCGAGCCACTGGCCGCCGATCCGCAGCCGCTCGTCCAGTGAGTCGGCCTTGGCCTCTCGCGCCTTCACCACGGCCCCGTAGAGCAGCGTCTCGAGCTCGCGCCCATCCGCTGCGATACCGGCGAACCCTTCCGGGCGAACCGTGCCGACAGCCTCGGGCGACGCACCGACCTGAGCCAGTGACGCGGGGACGTAGGACGCGCCCGAGCGGGCCGCGCCCAACTGCGCCGACGCCGCGAGCAGTGCCAGCCTCGGGCCGATCCGCGCCCATCCTGCGTCGAAGTCTGTGCCGATCGTTGACCACTCGCGCCGGGTCAGGCCCAGCGTGGCAACGATGAGACGCTGCTGCGCCCGGTAGTGGTCAGAGACCGCCCGCGGGAGCACCCGCGCCACCCGTCAACGCACGAGCCGCACCAACGATCGGGTCGGATGTCGCCTCTAGTTCACGCCGAGACAGCTCCCGGTCGATCTCCGCTTGCGACATGCCATAGCGGCGCTCGAGGATGCCCGCCGCGCTCCACCCGATCTGCGAGTCCTTCAGCGCGGCATCAGAAGTCTGTGCGTCCGTCGCCGTCTCGGGGTTCTTCCACAGGATCTGAGCGGTACGGCACGCCTCAGCCACGGCCTCATCGCCGCGAGCCAGGGCCATGAGCCGGAAGACCTTACGCATCGGTGCGGTCAGGTGCTTGTGCCCGTCGCGGACCTTCATATGCAGCGGCGTCCGCAGAGAATCCAACGTCTCGCCGTTCACATTCGACAGCGCGCCGAAGTAGTTGAGCGGCACCTTGTTCTGGGCGCCGATGTGCTTCACCATGACGTCGATCACCGACGTGAAGACGTCCAGCTTGGCCGCGTCCCACTGGCCCACCGTCGTGCTCTGGCCCGTCAGCCACAACATGCGGCCCTTGGTCAGCGCATCGATGTCCAGCGGCCTCTCGCCAACCTTCTGCCCGCTCTCGTCGAGGACGGGCATCTTCGGAGGCTCCTGCCCCATGACCACCCGCGCCGGCATCGACGCATAGTCGGCTGCGCCGAACAGGTAGGCCCACATGAGGTTCGCGCCGTCCTGCATCGCCATCGTGCCGTCAATATCCGAGATCGGACCACGGCCCAGCAACGGACGGTTCGGGAACTCCACCAGCGGCAACACACCCAGCGGGTTCGGCATCGGGTTCGTGTCAGCGCCCGACTCACGAGGCTTCCACCCGCCAGCGCCGAACCCTGACGGAAGGATGATGCCCGCCGGGGTGCGACCGGAGACGACCATCGCAGACGTCGGACGCTCGAACTTCCACACCTCGTCGGCCGCGTACAGAGTCGCGTACTCGGCTTCGTCCTCACGCCATGCCTTCAGCCCGTAGCCGCCCGAGACGATCGCCTGCGCCGAGTGCTCCCACGTCAGGACCGGCTCGTCGTTCTCGTCGCCCCACACAAGGGCGAACGAACGCGCCGTGACAGCCCCGG